AATCCTGTGATTGAAATCACCAAGGAAGAAGGAGATCGCTGGCATCTGATTCAAACCATGAGTGGTGACCAGACGGATGGTTACGCAGGTGCTCCTGGGATTGGTATCAAACGTGCTGATGCTCTCCTTGAAAAACATGGCTGCTGTTGGGGGACAGTTATTCAAACCTTTGAAGAACGTGGAATGACTGCCGATGATGCCCTTCTTAATGCACGTCTCGCGAGGATTCTCCAACACTCCGACTACAACTTCGATACCGATGAACCAATCCTTTGGACCCCCACCACCAGTGATGGAGATGACGGTGGAGCAGCAGTTCAAAATGCGACGCCTGAACGACTTACTGCCTGAAGCAAAAAAAGAGGACATAATCACTGTCCTTCTTGCTTTACAACATCAGAACTTTGTCCTCACAAACACTGTCTCTAACCTTGTCAAACAATGGCCAACAGTCCAGAGCATTACGGAAGCAGTTGGAAAGTCGGGGACTTCATCCGAGAACAACAACTGAGTTTCCATCTTGGTAATGCAATCAAATACATCTGCCGTTGTGGAAAGAAACCCACAGCAGACCCCATCGACGATCTCACCAAAGCAATCCACTACCTTGAAAACGAACGTGAGTTTCTACGAAACAGCAGCACACGAATTTCGGAGAGCGTACGAGCTGCCGCTCGGGTTGACGATTTCCTCTTTGAAGCTTCAGCAGAATTTGATCGATGAGGAACACCTGGAGGTAGCACACGCTCACCTTGATCTCCTTAATGACATCACCAACAAACGAGCACGTGAGCACCTGCTAAAGGAGCTTGCTGATCTGGTGTACGTGTGTCATCAGATGGCTGCAGCATTTGGTTGGGACCTGCAAACAGCACACAACCGAGTCCATGCCAGCAACATGAGCAAGCTCGGGGAAGACGGCAAACCCATACGCCGTGAGGATGGAAAGATCCTCAAAGGGCCTAACTACAAAGAACCTTCACTCATTGATCTTGTCTAAACGTGTACTTGTTGCCTGCGAGTTTTCAGGCAGAGTACGAGATGCGTTTATACGGAATGGTTGCGAAGCTGTATCTTGTGATCTACTACCAACTGATCAACCTGGTCCTCACTATCAAGGTGATGTGTTTGACATCATCAACGATGGTTGGGATTTAATGATCGCTCATCCGCCCTGCACACATCTTGCTGTTTCTGGAGCAAGGTGGTTTCACAAGAAAGAACAGGAGCAAATGAAGGCGCTGGATTTTGTCCAACGCTTAATGGATGCTCCTATCGAACAGATTGCAATCGAAAATCCAGTAAGTGTTATCTCGTCAAGGATTAGAAAACCCGATCAGATTATTCAACCTTGGATGTTTGGTCATGGTGAAACAAAGGCCACGTGCCTTTGGTTGAAAAATCTCCCACCGCTACAACCGACAAAGATTGTAGAAGGAAGGGAGAACAAGATACACCGCCTCCCACCATCGGAGCACAGGTGGAAGCTACGTAGCCTTACCTACCAAGGCATCGCAGATGCAATGGGCAGTCAGTGGGCTGCAGGAGTCACACAACAATTATGCATGAATCTAACCACCAATGACTAAAGAACTCATCGCACGTACTGGCCGTGTACAAAGTTGGATTGATGATCCGACATCTCGTCTACCTGTGAGCTGCACCGTCTTCGTTGTTGAAGACACAATGGAGGGAGAGAATGGAATTGAAGCGTCTTGGCGATTTGTTAGCCATGCTCTCCGCTATGGAGCAGGAGTGGCGGTCCACTTATCCAAACTACGACCCAAGGGAGCTGAGAACGGCAAAGGCTTGGTTGCTTCTGGCCCAGTCTCGTTTGCAAAGATCTACTCCACCCTCAATGAAATCCTGAGGCGTGGAGGTATCTACAAGAATGGAGCTGTTGTATGTCATCTTGATCTCAGTCATCCTGATGTGCTTGAGTTCATTACTGCTAGTCGTAGTGAGCTGCCTTGGATTAAGCGTTGCGTCAACGTTAACTACCACTGGTGGAATCTTGCCACGCCAGAAGTCAAGGAAGCTCTGATTCTTGCCATCAAACGCGGCGACGTTTGGCTCAACAAAACAAAAGTCGATAAGCATGGACAACGTATCTACGGAAATGTTTGCTTGGAGGTGTACTTGCCATCACGGGGCACCTGTTTACTGCAACATGTCAACCTTGGGGCATGCGAATTTGATGACATTCGATCTGCGTTTTCACGTGGAATGTCCGAACTGTGTCACCTCCACTCAAAAACAGGTGTTGGAGACAGCGGTGAATACCTCACTCCAGAGGTTGATCGCCAGGTCGGTCTCGGAATGCTTGGGTTGGCCAACCTGCTCCGTCGCCAAGGGGTGACCTACAAGGAGTTTGGTGAAGCCCTAACTGCCATCAACAACAACGTTCCTCACGAGCACA